ACCCCCGCCAGTGACGGGGGTTTTCCCGTATCCCGAGGAGGCGGCATGAGCATGGGCGCACCCCGCACCGTCTGGCAGCTGCTTGCCGAGCTGTACCAACCCAACCGCCACGCCACACCCGGAGAGCTCGGCAAGACCATCGACCCCCGCACCGTCCAAACCCCCGCCCTCGACCTCATCGACCGCACCCTGGTCAAACTCGCCAACACCCCCGACGGGCGGCTCATCATCTCCATGCCACCCCAGGAAGGCAAGTCCACCCGCGTTGGCCGAGACCTGCCCATCTGGCTCCTGCAACACAACCCCGACCTGCGCATCATCACCGGCAGCTACGGGCAAGGACTCGCCAATCGCAACGGTCGCGCCATCCGCAACGCCATCACCGCACACCCCGAACTCGGACTCGCCATCGCCCGCGACCACGGCGCCGCCGGCGAATGGAGCATCGAAGGATACGCCGGAGGCGTTTACAGCATCGGACGCGGCGGCGGCGTCACAGGCCGCCCCGCCGACTTCCTCATCATCGACGACCCGATCAAGGACCGGGCCGAAGCCGACTCCAAGATCATCCGCGACACCTGCTGGGACTGGTGGACCGACGCCCTCGCCGCCCGCCTCGCACCCGGCGCCCAAGTCGTCCTCATCCTCACCCGCTGGCATCAAGACGACCTAGCAGGCCGCCTCGTCGCCTCCGATACCGGATGGGAAGTCCTCAACATCCCAGCTCAGTGCGAGAACCCCGCCGCCGACCCTCTCGGTCGCGTCGAGGGTGAATACATGATCTCCGCCCGTGGCCGCACTCGCGGCCAGTGGGAGGCCCGCAAAGCCGCCGCCGGCTCCCGCACATGGGCGGCCCTCTATCAAGGCCATCCCTCCCCCGCCGAGGGAGGCGTCCTCCGCCGCGAATGGTGGCAACGCTGGACCAGCCCGCCGCCGCTCGGGCAGATCATCCAATCCTGGGACCTCACCTTCACCGGCAGCAAAACCAGCGACTGGGTCGTCGGGCAGACCTGGAGCATCAACGGCCCCAACATGCACCTGCTCGACCAGGCCCGTGGGCGCTGGGGCTACAGCGACCAGCTCGCCCAGATCCGCGCCATGCGGGAGCGCTGGCCCATGACCAGCGCCGTCCTCATCGAGGCCGCAGCCAACGGCCACGCCGCCATCGACACCCTCCGACGGGAAATCCCCGGTATCCTGCCCGTTACCCCCCGAGGGGGCAAGACAGTCAGGGCCGACGCCATCGCCCCGTCCGTCGAAGCCGGCAACATCTGGCTGCCGCAAACCCGCTGGGCCGACGACCTGATCGAGGAAGCCGCAGCCTTCCCCAATGGCGCCCACGACGACCAGGTCGACGCCCTCACCCAAGCTGTCGCCTGGGCGCTGATCCCCGACCCTGCGCAAGCCGGCTACGGCACCACGTTCTACGACATCGGATAGGAGGTTCCATCCATGGACTACCTCCCCCTTCTGCCCGGAATCGTCGCAACCCAGCAGCGGCGCGCCCGCCTCTACCGCCTCTACCGCGACTACGACAGCGGCAAGCATCGGCTCAAATTCGCCACCCCCGACTTCGAACGCAAGTACGGGCAGCAGCTCGGCGAGCTGCGCGAAAACCTGTGCCCCGGCGTCATCAGCGCCTTCACCGACCGCCTCCATGTCGAGGCGTGGGGCAGCAGCGAAGACGCCCAAGCGACAGCCCTGGCAGAGGGCCTTACCCGTCTCGTCTCCCTCGTTGACGCCGAGGCGTGGCGCTGCGGCGACGCCTACGTGCTTGTGTGGCCCGGTCCCGACGGCGCCCCCACCCCTCACTTCCATCGCGCCGACGAGATCGTTCCCCACGTCCATCCCGACAATCCCGCCATTCTCGACTGGGCCGCGAAGGTGTGGGTGGACGGTCAGCTGCGCGGGCGGATCAACGTCTACGACGCGGAGGGCGTGGCCAGGTTCGCGACGGCGCCGCTGCCGGCAGACAGCGACACCACTGCGCTTCCCGCTAATCCCGCGGCGTGGGCGGCATATAGCGACGATGAAGCAGGCGACTACATTCCGCACGACTTCGGCGCTACCCCCGTTGCGTGGTGGAAGCTCGGCGCCGTCGACCAGCGGGGCTACGGGGCGTCCATCCTGCACGACGTCATCCCGCTACAGGATGCACTCAACAAGTCTCTGGCGGATCTCGTCGTCGCCGGGGAGGCCTACTCTCGGCCTCTGCGATACCTGCTCAACTACCGGCCGGAGGCCACCAACCCCCTCGCCGCCGCCGGCGAATACATGCAGGCCGCGGCCAAGGTCATCGCCGGCAGCGTGAAGCGCCGCTTCGATCCCACGCGGCAGCAGATCTTCACGCACGACGGCGGCGGCCCATTCGGGCAGCTCGACCCCGCCGACCTCACCAAAATTCTTGCTGTGCAGGACGCCTACGCGCTCAAGGCGTCCCGCATCGTCGGCATTCCGCCCTACTACCTCACCCCCACCGCCAGCGACGTCCCCTCCGGGGAATCGCTGCGCGTCCTCACCGCCCGTCTCGCCGCCCGGGTCCGCGCCTATCAACGCGACAACACCCCCGTACTGCGCGGCCTCGCCCAGCTACTCGGCATAGAGAATCCGGTGATCACCTGGGCGCCACCCCAGGAAATCGACATCCTCGAACTGTGGCAGGTCGCCCAGATCAAGCAGGACCTTGGACTCGCCATGCGCGACGTCCTCGACGGCCTCGGCATCGCAGACCTGGACGACGTTGTTGAGCGCGCCGCCGCACAGCGAGCCACGACCGCGGAGGCCGCCGGGCGCGCCCTCGCTGCTGGTGAAATCCCC